AAAAAGTATCTTCCAACACCAGAAACAACTTCTTCTGTTCCTTTATCCATTACCATCTGTATTTTTTCTTTTTAGCTTGGTTATATTGTTTAAAAGATTTTTCAGACAAATTACTAGGGTCTTTTTCCCACTCAACATCAACAGGGGTTTCAAACCTAATATTTTTTCCAATCTGTCTTTTAGTGTCTGAATTACACTTAGGACATTTAATTAACGGGTCTTCCGTAATAGAATGTGTTACTTCCCATTCAAAAGAACATTTATGTAATATACATTGATAATCATACCTAGGCATTTCTGCTTTGTCTCCTTTTTCTTCTTTTAAATGCTTTGTGGCAATCTTTACAGAATATCTTTAGTTTATCTTGTGTATTAGGATTTTTTGAAAACTCTGAAGTCTTCTTATCTTTTTTACAAGATAAACATAATTTCATTTTATCATCACCAAGTTCTTCTTTTTTCTCTTTTAAAATAATCATGCAATCTTTGCAAAAACGAGAAAGACCATCTAAGTATTTTTGATTTCTAGAATATTCTTCTACAGGTTTCCATTCACGACAATACTTACATTCTTTTTCAATAGGGTCTTTTAAATTTTTAAGAGCTTCTTTCTGAGCTTGTTCAACACGCTCTTTTAAACCTTCTTCTTCTTCTATCCAAGTTTTAAATCTTTCTAAGCCAATAGGTTGACCTTCGTAAGTTCTTGGAGTTGTTAGACCACCTCTACCTGTACTAATAATTTCTAAAATAGCTTCTGCTGTTTCTTCGTTATAAGCACCTCGTTGAGGTACGCCCGATTCTATTCTTAATTGTCTAACTCTTTCATGTGTTACACCCCATTCATCTGCCCATGACTGTAGCATTTTATTAGGGTCTGCTAAAAAGAGTTCCCTAGCTTCCTCTAGGGAAGGAGCTTTTCTGTGTACCATACTTTAATTATACAAAGAATCTTGAACGAAATGGGTTTAATACTGCCATATCTGCATTAGTTAAAACAGGTTGTAAGTTTTGCACTATTACATCCCCAAAGGCTATGTCGTAATCTCCGATTCTCTCTGATAAAGTAACATCAAAGTTTGTAGTATTAGTATTGTCAGCTAAGTGACTTGAAACTTGTCCAGTGTCAGCTTTTGCTGAAACTTGTAATGAAGTCATAATTAAACGAGCTGCGGCTCGTGCAGAAGTTTGTTTTATTTGTTCTGGAATGTCAGCAGCTTCATATCCACCAACATAAGTAACAACTATATTTTTAGGTTTTATACCAGACCAACGAATAACTATTCTTCTCATTCTTCCGTTATCGTAATATACATAGTCACTCTCATTACCTTGAGTAAGAGTGTTACCATCTTCTGTAACAGAAGTTATAGAAGCAATAGGAACATGCCTTAAAAATAAGTCTTGTTGTTCGTTACCGTCGAATGTTTCTGTATAAGTTGCTTGTTCTACATCATGACCTAGATAACGCTTAATAGCCGCGTCAACATAAGGTATGAAAGTATTTGTGACTGAAGCTTCTACAGTAGAGTTTAAATCTACCTGTAAGAATTGCTCTACATCACTAACGCTACAGAGAGCCATTTAGGACTCCTTACTTGTCTTCTGTATCTTCTGGTTTAATAGCTTTGGTTTCTGGTGCTTTTTTAGCAGCTTTTTTCTTAGGAGCAGATTCTTTTTTCTTCTCCACTTTACCCCAACCTTGCTCTTTGAGCCATTCAGCTGGGTATTCTTTACCTGCTTTAGCAATGAGAGAAGCTCCAGATTTAGGAAGTTCGGATAAAGGACCTTCCCAAATAGAACCATCTTTCATTTTCCAAATGCTTTTTTGTGGTTTAATATATTCTGACATAATGTTTATATTCTACCTTATAAAAACAAAAGAGCGGGTTTAACCCCGCTCTAATGTATAAATCTAAACTAACTTTAGAAGTTAGTGATTTTATGGAAAGCTGCTTCTCTGTAAACAGGGAAACCGACTCTCATGGTAGCTCTGATAGCTAATTGATTCTTAATAAAGAAATCGCTATGTGAATCAGATACGGCTAATTCCATACCTTGTCTCATAACTAAGTTAGCTGCTTCACCACCACCGAATTTACCAACAAGAACTGTTCCTGCGGCAATTGCGGTTGTAGGAACGACTTTTAGTCCCCAGATTTGAGCTGAAGGACCTGCGCCCATACCACCAGCTGCTACGAAAAGTGGTGACTTTTCTGTGTAGCCAGCACCGGAGGTACCTGCGAAGTCTGCACCTACAGAAGTCACAACATCATTCCAGTCACTTGGGTGCATTACAATAGCGTCTGGCTCTGTAAATGCGTTGACTCTGATGTCTGTGATTGCTCCATAAAGTGCACCAATTTTTCCTAAAGTTCCTGCGTAAGAGCTATAGTCAGTAGAACCGACAGAAGCTTTACCAGCGTCTAAGATACCTTCTAGGTTTGGAGCAGTTCCATCACCATTAAGGAGTTGGTTGTCCAAACGAAGTCTTATCATTGTTTGTAAACGAGAGTTGATGTATCCTTGGATACCACTTTCGTCTGCAAGTAATTCGTCTGTTACAGGAATGAAGATACCCATTTTACGGATAGCTTCTGTTTGCTCTGTGAAAGCCAAAGCTGCTTCTCCAACAGCAGAACCTTCAGCAGCTTCAGCTGCGTTATTTGTGAAGGTTGTTTCTTCCAAATAGCTGAATGCGTTTTGGTCTGTGTTGATTACATCAAATAATGATATAACAGCATTTGGGTCTCTAAGAGCTGTTTCCAAGATACCCGGTTGTCTTAAAACCTCTGGTGGGTATCCAGTAGTTGTCAAAGTTGTTTTTGTCTCAATATGAGAATCTACACCCTTAACACCGCCCTCCATATAATTTTTATATGCGTCGGTTTTTACAAATTGCTCACCAACAGATTTAACTTCTGCTGATTCGCCAGCTAGTGGCATTTCTGCAACTGGCTTTGAATCTTCTTCTAAAGCTTTAGCATTAGCGAGTTTTTTCTTCTCAATGCTAAGGTCTTCAACTAATTCAGCAAGTTCGTCATTTCTTGACTTGATTTCCTCTTTTTGTTCAGAGGTGTACTTGCCGTCTTCGTTGGCTTCAAAGACAGATTTTAATTCTGCTCTTTTAGCAGCAATTTGGTCCATGAGTTCATTTGTTTTACTCATTCTTAGATTTCTCCAATCTTGCTTGTCTTATACTTCTTCTATTTCTTCGGCTAAGGATTCAGCAATGATTTGTTGAGCCCTTACCCACTCAGCGTCAAATTCTTCGTCAGAGGAATCAGTGTTATCTTCTGGAGTTTCTTCTTCAGCAGCTTCATCTTCCGGTTCTTCAACAGCAGGTTCCTCTGCTGGTGCTTCTTCCTCAGTAACTTCTTCGACTTCAGTTTCAACATCAATAGTATCAGTTGAAGCCTCAGCTACCTCTTCTGTTTCAGCTAGTTCATCTTCCACAAGTTCTTCTTCTACTTCTAACTCTAAAGCACCCTCGGTTCCGACATTTCCGATGAACTCATCAATCTCGGTCCAAGCATCGTTCAAGTCGTCTGCGACTGCACGAAGTGCTTCAGTGGCTTTAACGCCTAATTTCCTACCATCTTCACCACGGAGCATAGAAATAGCTTTTGCTCGGGCTACTAAGTCATCCAATGCGGCAAGCACATCTTTGACTTCTTCAGAGAAAGACTTGCTGTCTTCCTGTGAAACTTCTAAATCTTCTTCACTCTTCATTTCTTTTTTATCATCCTCCATCTTCATGCAAGGACCACCGTCGTGATACTTACAAGATTTCATTTCTTCTTCATCATCTCCGTAACTTTTTTGATTGCAACCACAATTGTCTCCACATCCAGATGATTCTTTTTCATCACCTTTAACATCAGTTATTTCTTTCAACAACTCTGTGTTTGATTTAATAGCTAATGTGTATGTGTCTTGGTTTGCACCAACTAGTACTGGAGAGACTTCGTATACAGTAAGGTCTTTAAGGTATCTAGCGTTAGTTTCTTCGCCACCTTTGTCGTTTGCCTTACCAAAATCTGAATCGTTAACTTTATAGCCGAATGACCATTGTTGCATATCGCCCATATTCTTAACTAGGTTGTAAGCTTCTTTACCAGACTCGGTGTCCATAAAGAACTCACCTTTAAACACTGCTTTATCATCGTCTTGAGCAATTGTTCCTTTTCCAATAGGCATATCCCATTTGTGAGACCATACCATTGGAACTTGGTTATTTTTAAAACCCGATTTGACAGCTCCCGGCATAACAACATCCCCATCACTGTCAAGGGAATTGAATATACTGAAAACTGCTTCTACTTGACCAGAGTCATCTTTTAACTCTATGTCGATATTTTTAGATTCGTTATTCATACATCCTTCAATCTTAAATTGTACAATAGATTATTCAGATGTGCGTTTTAACTATTATATGATACGATTTCGGATTTTAGTTTTTTATTGTCTAAAGTCTGATATTATTCTTAGCTTTGAAATTGGCATAGTGACTTTTCTATCAGTCTTTTTATGGTCGCCATTTTCTAATCTAGCCCATACTTCCATTGTGGCTTCATCATCATTTACTGATGTTACAATACCATGCACAACTGAAGGTGGGTCTGGTTCTTTGTTGATTGACCAGCTTACAGCTTGACCTACTCTTACTGATTCTGCTTTGTTACCAGATTTTTTTGATGACAATGGATGTGAGCTAGGCAACAAGTCTTGGTCATAAGGTTTTCTTCTGAACTTACCTGTTCTCAATGCTCTTAAAAAGCCATTAACTCTAGCCATTGCCCATTGCTCTGCTGAACTCACATTACCTCTTACTGAACCCGGATTAGTTCTATAAGCACCTATTCCTCTGTTATATACCGCAATTAGCATACGAAGTGTTGCTCTATGAGTAGGATTATTTTTATTATGGTCTTCTACTTTTCTAGTAAGACCTGCTCTAGCTTGGTCAGATATTGCTTTTAATAAATATTCCTCTGCTATATCAAGAGATTTTTTTCTTCTCTCTCTAATAACTTTTTTGTAATCATTTACAACAGACTTCATTTGTGAAACTCCACCAGCTGTTACTCCGCCCCACTTCATAACTGCAATAATGCCGTTAAGTCTATTATTTTTCTTATGACGATTCATAAAGCGTTCTCTTCTCTTAACCCAGTTAAGAACTGATTCGCTTCTATCTCCACCTTTATACGCTGTCCATCTATTAAAAGCGTCATTACCAGTAAATGAAGTAGGAGGGTTACCGCCGGTACCTGCTCTTCTCCAAATCTCTGGCCAGTTCTCTTTTAAATCTTTAACATACGCGTAGCTTGGAAACTGTGAGTGTTGCGAGTTAGATAAACTTATCTTTTGATTATCACCACTCTTTGGAAAGTTAGTTATTTTCTTTGGAGCTTTTTCTTCTGGACTGTGTAATTTATCACCTTTTTCGTACATTGCTTCTGCTTCTTCTAGGGATACTTTAAGTTCTTCTATATCTCCGTCTTTTTTAGGTTTGTAGACTGCGTCTAAATAATCTTGATGTGTAGCGCAAGCCATATAAAATTTATCTCCGTCTACTTCAATGTAATGTGTACCTTCACAACCTAATTCTTTAGCTCTCTCTTGTGCTTCTTCAATAGTTGTGTAAGTATCTTTCATCAAAGCAGCTGGTTCTTTTTTATTATTTAAAAAGTTTTCTGCTTCTGCTCTTGTATCAAAGCATTTTATTATTTCACCATCTTCGTGGCTTATAACACAGAAAGCACCGTTAGGCATTTCTGCAATATATTTTTCTTCATTAAGATAAGTAGGTGTTGGTTTAACAACATCTTCTCTTTCTACTTCTGGCGGTAAATCAATAGTAGTTAACTTACTCTCGTCATCTTGAGTTGCAGGCTCTTCATCATCATTGTTATTTGCCGGTGCAGGTTCATTAGTAGGTTGGTCATTTAGAAGTGGAGAACCATCTTCTGTAACTTGAATCATGTTAAGAGGTCTTAAATAAACATCATGTCTATCATCAGCCTCTAAACCAACTACTTTTCTTGCTTCGCCAATTGTTACCCAACCTCCTTGAACAGCAGTATTCATGCGTTTATAGAGATTGTCTTTGTCATCAGCTAGTGCTCTAACATTACTGATATCAAACTCTGCGTATTGATTATCATTTCCGCCGAACTCTGGTCGTAACAATTGATGAGTCAGTTCTTGCGCAACCATGTTCCACATTGGGACCATTTTTGACTCTGTAAAGAACTCTCTAAGTTCTTTTGTATTCGAATAAGTCGCCGAATCCAATCCAGCCCCGAGGCCGGCGAGAACTGCTGGAACGCCAAGAACTGCTGACACTCTTTCTTCTGGGATTCTTCTTAATTCAGCTAACTTCATTTGGTCTGGAGAGAAAGATACTATTTCAACATTCATAGCACCGGATAAGACCATAGGCGCACCTCTGTTCTTACCACCAAACTTTTGCTTATACATATCTGCAATAGCTTCAGCTTCTTCTCTCGTTGGGCCACCCATAGCGTCATCTCTTGGTGAGAGAATTACTCCGGGTACCGCCATATTATGTAATAAAGCCGCAGTGTATTGTCCTGCTGCTTCGTCTCCTGCTATCTCTCTTAGAACGCCTCTAAGTGGAGCAAGACCACGCCTCATATTATTAGGGTCAACATTTTGGCGTAAGTGAACCATATCTGCTTTTTCTATGCGTACAGAATCTTCCCCCTGTACACCGCCTTGTGGTTGATAGTTATAATGAGTTATAAGTTCATTCTCATTTCCTTTTGCTTCAACCAAGTGAGGCATAAGAGGGACTAGCTCAACAACTACGCCTCTAGCATTTCTGTTTTTATAGATAAAAGCGTCGCCGTTTGCATTTAAAGCTGTAACAATATAGTTTGCTAACAACTGTTGTGTCATATAAGGATTAGGTCTTCTGAATAGTTTTGCTAATTCGTGATTCATATCTTGTGCATAATCACCTTCATTATTTCTAGTAGCAACTAAAAGTCCCGGTTCTGCAAATGCAGTAGCCAATACATTGAGACATGCGATAACAGCAGAGTTTCCAGTTCCGTCACCTAGTTCTGCTAATGTTTTGTGGTCAAAATAACCAGATTGGGTGTTGTAACCCATAACTGCTTGATTAAGATATGAATACTCTGATTGGTTTACAATTAAACCTTTTTGATTTGCTTCTCTTCTAATTCTTGCGTCAGTTGGTGCATTCAACCAATCTAACGCTTTTGAAAATCTTGACTTCTCTTCAGCCATTAATACGCGCTCCAGCTTCTTTGTTCTTGCAACATTTGTACGCCATAGGCTAGGGTGTCGATAATATCATCATGAGCTCCAGCAGGAAAGGTCATAATTTCTCTCTCCACCTCTGGTAGCCAATGTGTATCTCGTAATAAATATACATCACCCGCTTCCATGCGAGCAGATAAAGGAAGTGCGCGCGTAACTTTGTCTTTATCCGTCTTAAGATTTTTGACACGAATACCAGCTCGTTGCGCCATCTGGATTATCGTGGTCTGAAAACCTTGGCGTTCTATACCTACATATTTTAGCTTATTTTTATCCATTGCGCGTTTTATCGCTGGAATAATGTCTGGACCTTCTAATTTTGCTCTAGTCATATCAATAACAAGTAATCTGTTGTCTGGAGTTCTTGCAAATGATGTGATTACAGTAAAGTCAGAATCTTTATTTGTTGTAGTAGCTAAGTCAACAATTCCAAACTTTTCTAAGTTAGCTAGATAATATTCTGAGCCTTCAACTAAGCATTTAAGATTTCCTGCTTCGTCTGGAACAATTGCAAAGTAATGTATCCATTCTGGCTTTAACATACCTTGACCTGCGTCAACAAACTCTGCTAGATACTCTTGTGCAAAAACAATAGAGCCAACTTCTTTTCTAGCTGCTTCAACTTCTTCGGGGTCAATCATAGGATTGTCAGTAGTAGCAAATCTAAATCTTTCCCAGTTTTCTCCTTCTTCTGCTTGCTCCCATAAATCGTAAAACCAGTTATCTCTTCCAATAGGAGTGCTAATAAATAACGCAGAACCTTTTCTTTCAGTAAGTGTAGGTCTAAGAACTTCTGACCATACTTCCGGTTTAACGAATGCAGCTTCGTCCATAACTAGAAAGTCAAGACCCTCACCACGAAGTCTTTGTGGGTTATCAGCAGACCTTACAGCAATAGAGCCCCCGTTAGCTAAATCAATTTGCATATTAGCCAAAGATACTTTTGGTTCTATTTCTCTAGGAAATGATTTTGCAGAAGCGGCGATATCACGCCAACCAACTCTAGCAATTGAAAATGTAGGTGCAACCCACCAAGCTCTACCTCCGCGTAAAGCTATTTCCATACATAATTGAACACCAAGTCTTGTTTTGCCGAATCGTCTACCTGCGCAAAGAATTTTCCAACGCGCTTCTGAATCTTTTACTTTTTGTTGACCGCTATGTAAAGGAGGAAGTTTAGGAACATACTTATTCGTCATAGAGTTCCTTATACATCACAATTGGAGTATAAGGACCAACATAAGCAGATATAATATTGTAATCTATGTGTGCAATAGCATTATCAACTGCTTCTTCTTCTGTGCAGTCATCATCTTCCAAAATACCGTCTATAACAATATCTAACATTGTGTAGTAATCATAAATAGCGATACCTTTAGTTGTAAATCCTAGATATGCTTCTTCAAAATCATCAATGACAATTGCTTCGGGATTAAATTCCTTAAGTTCGTCATATACTTTACTCATTTCATTCTCCATTGTAGTATAAGAAATCCTTTGAGTAGTTCAGTATATTCAAACTTAGAACCAACTTGTTGTCTTCCGTCAAATATATCGTGATGATGTTTACAAAGAATACAAACATTCATTGGGTCATCAGATATATTTCTGTCGCGTCCACCCATACCCTTTGCTCGTAAGTGAGCCATCTCTAGCCATTTTTTGGAATTGCAGCTCGGCCATTCGCATTTATGTTTTGCTCTCTTTAAAGCTTTCTCCCGTAGCTCTGAAAGATTTTTTTTGCCGGTGCCTTCTCTTTTTTTCTGCCCCATACCGGATATACCAGAGTTTGCACTTCTTCTTTTTTTAAACTCCGCCCAAGTTTCATTTTCTGGGTCCCATTGAACTTTACTCATTAGGTGTGCTTGGACTCCTTTTGAATAAGGCTATCCCCGAAAGAATAGCCAGTGATGGGAGGATATCGGTTAGTGGAGCCGACAAATCTATCTTAACACTTAAATCTAAAACCATAGGTTTTATTATAGTCGAATCAATTCCTCTTTGTAGAGATAAGCTAAAGAAATCATTCTGTCAAACACATATCGTTCTAGTGCTTTTGGGTTTAGATTTGGTTGAGTCCAAGTGTCAATCACTTGTTTATTTTTTATGTAAGAAATTTGATTGCCGTTGATTTTAAATCTCATTCCATTTTGTATATAATCCAACGACATAGTTTCTTTATAATAGCACCCAACCAAAGAAATTATTTTTTGTTGCCCCAACCACAACTCTCTTTTTGTAGATACAGCTAACCCTGTGCGGCCCCGCCCAAACCAAAAATTAAAATATGCCGAGGAATGTCCCTATGACGGACGATTATGGTCTGGCTAGTCCACTTAGATAAGTTCTGAATGCTACACCCATTCTGAAAGCCAGTGCGTGTAGTTACTTGTAGTTAGATACACTAGCGAATAAAAAAAATAATGCAACTCGTTTTGTATAAATTTTTAATTATGATATATTTGATATAAGAAATAAATAATCGGACTTATTTGTTTTCTTCGATTACTAAGAAGAGACCGGTGTTCTGTTAAAGCCAGCGCCGGTTTTTTCTTTATACTGCTACACACCCTACTGCCCTGCATATATGCAAAAAGCTATCTCCTGTTGTGAGGGTGGTCCTATAGAGGAATGCGCAATATAACTACGCATAAGATACATAAGCCTCGCAATAGATACTTAAGAGATACTTCTTACTAGCCTAATAGAACCCGCTCCCCCGCCGCACATACTCCTAAAGAGAACAGCATAGTGTTATAAAACCTAGGAGCCTTGAAAAAAATTTTTTAAATAGGGTAGG